TTTTTTAATAACTCATTCTCTGACTTTGTCTCGTCAATACTTATCTGTAATCTCTGTGCCTCGGTCAGTTCTTTATCAAGAGCAGCAGTTGCCTCTTTCCTAGCTAGTCCTTTTTTAGAGGCTGCATCTGCAACCTCTTCAGCATTCTTTAATATACCAACATCTTGGCCAAGCTTTCTTGCTTTATCAAACACACCTTGTGACTTATGCACAAGCTTTCCGAAAAACTCAGGCCCTAAACCCTTTGCAGTTAGTAGCCCAATCGCTGCTACAGATAAACCTGAGTTTAGAAGTAAGCTATCCCCAAATATTTTAGCTCGCTTTACAAATTGACTATCATCTTCTTTAGTTGTTAGGAAAAGAGCAGATAGGGCAGGATCGGTACTTGGAAACATTTTTGATATAACGTCAGAAAATGTTCCTTCGTCTGGATCTAAAGCTATTACGTCAGCAGCACTCGCTAAAGCAATCTTTGCATAAGGAGTATTTAAAGCCTTTACTCCTTGCACTGCTTTACTTGTTGCCCCAAATATACCAACAAAAGAACTTACTGTTCTTAATAAGTTTTGGGCAATCTCTTCTTCGTCTTTTGGAAATAAGAATTTAGAGGCATCGAATTTGAAATCGTTTGAAATAAAATCTAGTCCTAGATGCTCCTCTACAACATTACCAACATCTATCATTGTGTTAAAGACACCCTCTGCTGCTTGCATCTGCCCAGCCACAATACTCTTTGCTGTCTTTACTGCGAAAGTATTTTTTAGTCCTTCACCAGATATAGCAAGCGCACTTCTTTCTTTGTCCTCTGCCTCTACAGCATCTGCTTTTTGTTTGATCGTATTTTCAAAATCAGTGCCTCGTACTACTGCCGCGTTAACTTTATCTTCAGATGTTTGAACCTCTACTGGTTCTTGAGTGTCTATGTCGTCAAACTCGTTTGGATCAAATTGATCTAACTGATCAGGAGGAGAAAAAGAATCTCCTGTATTATCAAATTCGTTTGGATCAAATTCTAATGCCATTACTTACCCTTCTTCTTAGATGGAGGTAGTACATTCCTCTTAAATATATCATCTCTAGCAGCTCTTCCTATAAATGCTCTTTGCTTTGACTTTAGCATTATTAAAACACTACGAACCTCACTTATTAAAGCTGGATCAGCCCTCTCTTTAATAAGTTTTTTGTACTTACGGCCCAGGTTTTCTAGTGTCTCACCAGTGCTTTTAAGATCTGAATGTTTTGAAGGATCTAACTCAGGGATGTTAAATTCAGCCGGTTCATCTACTCTAGCAATAGCTGAAAACTTTGCTTCCTCTATACTCATTCCACTAATAATATTTTTTGTAAAAATCTCTAATGCATGTGCAGCTTTCGTATTATCTGAGTTAGACCCAAAGCTAAAACCACCTGAACCAAAAGAAGCGCCAGCACCAAAGTGAGCTTTTATAGATCTTATTGCGTTCTTTCCCTCAACAGTTTTTTCTATGTCTCCCCTGCCTTTTGAAAATGTAATTAGTTCCTGAGCAATTTTTTTCCTGTCTGCTGGAATTAAACTAAAGTTTTCAGGAATGCTTTGCCTAACTCTTTCAGGATCTCCATTAAAATAAAGATCTCTTAGAATTATCTCTGTCTGAAACTCACTTTCTATTGCATTATCTGCCCTGAGTATTTTGTCTATTTTTCTTCTTAGCTCTATTGGATAACCTTTATTATTAAAAGCATTATCAAGAACAAAGTCTTTTTCTTCTTGTGTAGTTGCAGCATCAAATCTAGCCGACTCTACCTCTACAGCTTTTGCAGATAGTCTTTTTCTTTTTAGATCAGATAAGAAATCAGACTGCCTCTCTCTAGTAATGTATTCTGAAACCCTCTTTAAGTCTCTTTGATCTATTTCATCAATTAGTTTTTGCCTAGAAAATGGATCGTAGTTCTCTTTTATAAAATCAGAGTCTAGTTCTTCTCTTGCTTGTTGGAATGACTCTTTTGTTTTTGGTGCGATTATTCCATTAACAGCTGAATGAATTAGACGATTAACACTCTTGTCTATTGTTGCTTGCCTAGCTACTTGATCCGTTAACCCCAAATGGGCTGTTGCTGCTTCTTGGGCTATTTCTATCGAACTTGTTAATAGAGAAGGATTACTTGCGACATGCCCCGATAGTAGTCCTATAGTATTTTCGTACTTGTTTAGGTTAAACCTATTTTGGCTTGCGAGACCACTTGCTCTTAACTTGCCTGAGTATTTTGCAGAAAGAGTATTGGCATGGCTAAGTAGATTTGATTTTATTAAAGGATCTGAAATACTATCTAACTCATCAACTGTATTTTTTGTATCTGCTAAAAACCGAGCTTCGTAGTTTGAGCCATCCTCACTTGCACCTGAATTTTCATCTGAAGCGTCTCTAAAAGAATTAAGAAATCTATCCTCCAAGAGAACTTTTTGATCTATCGCAAATATCTTTGTATCCTGTTGAGCCTTGATCCTTGCAATCTGGTTAACAGAGCCGCCAAGGTTAGATAGACCTTGGCCCAATGCCTGCTTATCCCTTCCAGATAGTCCGGCTGTGCGTGGAGATAATGCCTGTATAGGCGATGGTGCCGATATACGAACATTTTGTTTAAATCTAGGTAACTTCGGCATCTCTTTCCTCTACTCTATCAATAAACTATTTGGTTGTGTTCCCTGCTGAAGTCTTGGCCCGAAATGACTTCCAACAAAAGCTGAGGAGCCGCCAGCCGCTGCTCCTGAAGATGCTACTTTACCGGAGCCTATCCCGCCATCAGGACTTCCTGAACTACTAAAAGCTAATGCTGTCTGGCCGCCTACGCCAAGTAAGGAGCCGAAAAAGGATGAATTATCATCTGCACTATCTCTTAGGTTCTTTGCATTAAACTGAGCGGAGGTTACTTTCTGTGCTGCGAGCTTTACCCTAAATTCGTTTTGTAATAAAATTGCGTTATGTTCGCCCGCTATCTTTTGAGATTCATTAGCAAGAATAGACAGCAAATTCCCAGATAAATCTACGCCAGCTTGTGCTATTAGAGATACCTTATCCGCTACAAAAGTCTCAGACTCATCATCAAATATTGAGATCTCACGTCTTCCCTGAAGCTCAACAAACTCTTGCTGCTCTGCAAAGAATAGTGCATTGGCATCTTCGACGTCTGCCTGATCACGAAGGGATTTCTTACGGCCCTGCTCTTTGACAATGGCACCGCCAAATAATAACCCAACCCCAACTGCGGCTAATGCGAAACTCATAGCTTATCACCCATATGTTATACCCTTATATATTAGGCACGTTATATTACATGGTAATGGTTTATCACCCTCTAAAATTACTGTAGCATTTCTATCATAGTCACCATCAAACTCTAGTACCTTATCACCTGTCACTAAAGGAATAGGAGTATCGAGATCATCAGAACTATCTCTAAAAGATATTTCTGTAAGGTCTTGGTTAGCTGATTTAAAAGAACATGCTGCTGTATCCTGAAATCTTGCTACAACTTCATCTATTCTTTTTATCTCTCCTTGAGCTGTTCCTAAAGATGCACCGAACTCCGACGGCAATCCCTCTATTCTATGTGTATAAGAAAGACCAATTATAAGAGTATCATATAGATCTGACGCAGCCATTGTTACCCTGCCTATACTGCTTACTAAAAAATCACCTACATATTTACCATCGCCCACTACTGCTACTGTCTCTTCTCTTAGATGGTTTAGGTTTCTAATAACAGAAGATTTATCCTGAATAGGATAGTAAACAAAACTTTTAGTATGTTGAACAGTATCATATACAAAAAAGTCTCTAAACTCCATAGCAGCAATAGATACTCCGTTTAACCTATTTACATCCGCACCAATTCTAAACAAACCAATGTTATTATCTCTTGTTCCTGCAATTGCAGGAGTTAGGTGGGATATAAGAGTGCCATTTATAAATAAATAAACATGGTTTGTACCGCCTGTTCCAGTTAGATCAAACCCTACCTCTATATGGATTATTTCTGAATCTATAAACTGTTCTAATGTAGATAGAGTAACCATGTTTTGATTAACAATCAATGCTCCAGCAGCGTCATTTATTGTTATCCACAGCTCTCTTTGAGCATTTATAGTATACACCTCAATTAGATTTTTAACATCTGCATGAGCACGAGACATTGTAAATAGGACTCTCTTTAGAGTAGTAATTCCATTGACTAAATTTGGTGCACTAAATCCAATAGTCCCTGTATTAACTGCTGTATCTATGTTTGCAGCTCCTGAGTATTCTATGTGGGCATTTGCAGCGCCTAAAGAAAGTCTATGCCCTGGAAATGTTACTGTTCCAGTTGATAAAGTTAGTATTAAAGAACCAGCCGCTACATCAGCATTGCCATTATTTGAATACGTTGCCCAGAAAGTGGGGACTGGTCTTGTCCTAACTACTTTTGCAGCATCTGCAAAAATTGGGTGAGTCTTTTTTATATCGCTTGTGCTATTTAAAACATTAAATCCAAATTCACTATCTATAGCCTCAAGATATATTAAATCCTGTGAGTTGATTCTTCTTTGCACAAGCATGTATAAAGCATCTTCTCCATTTTCACTAGATGGTATAACAGCAATAGAGAGTATTTTCGCAAAAGGACGCGTGTTATCTGTTCCTGCTATCTCGACACGGCCCCATGCCTTTATCTTACCTTGTTTTTTTATTGTCGCAGAAAATAAATAATTGTTTGAGTCCAGTGCCCAAAGAATACTGTTAGGGCTTGCTTGAGATGCCATAGCAATAATTTTAGGTATTGTGTTGGCTCCAGGTACTTTCTGCAATGAAAGACTAAACAGATGTTCTGAAAGTAATGAAATGTCTGTAGACGTATATCCATTTATATTAAAATCAAAGTCAAGAGAGCGTATCTTTTTTCCGCCCCTTTGAACAAATATTGGTGCTCCATCTATAATTACAGGAGGTACTTCCTCAGCCCCAAAATTTGACTGTGGCCTAATATCTGGTATATCAGATCCAGTCATGCCCTTAATAGAAAACTCTCCTCCAGAAGTGCCTACTAAAATATCGGAGTTAAAGCTAATCATCCAATTTATTTTACTAGATGAGTTAGAAGATATAAATCTTGAAACAGGATCAGTCGCCAAAGGTGTGGCTGCCGCATTATTTACCCTATCATTAGTTAGCTCAAATAAATCAAAGTCCTGTGACTTCCATATTTTACTAGGTTCCCTCTGAGTCCCGCCATAGTATATTGATCCATTTCTACCAACTACTGATCTTGGGTAGTCTCCTGCGTGCCAGGCTGGACCATGCCATTGAGAAGAAGAATTAGCACCTACAAACGCAGTAGGGATAGCTTGATGGATAGTTATTGTAGCCACAGTAGAAGATGTCACAGATATTATAATTCCCCATCCAACATTGCCAGCATCCTCAAATGACATTATTGAAGTAAGTTTTACACCAGGATTTGTTCCTGTCTCAAAATAAGCGGCGCTGGCTGTTATTACCACAGATGCGCCAGTAGCAGTAGCTACGCTCATTGTTGTCGATGTTCTGTTTATGTCATCAGTAGGCACAGATTTAAGGACAGTTAGATCACCAAAACCAGATACTATATTATTTGATCTGACAAATATTTCTTGGTAGGAAAGATTATTTCTAGAAAGCCTAGCTATATAAAAAGGTATTGCGTCAGGATGTGTAAAAAATAATAGGTCACCTATTTGTGTATACTGTAGCTTTTTTACGTCTGCATCAGAAGAAGAATCAAATATATTTGAATTAAACGTAGCAAATGGTGCGCCGACAGACTTAGAAGGTATTAATTTAAAATATTGGTCATCTGGATTATAAACATGAAACGGAGAACTAAAACCCTGGCTATCTATTAGTATTAGGTATTTCTCATCTTCAGATATTACAAAAGGTATTACTTTACTATACGTAGCTGTTCCAAAATCAAGGTCCCAAGGACTAAGAACTGACTCAGTACCAGAGCGACGACGTACACCACCCTGAGGAACACTATACATATTAAGAAGCTCCTTTGCTCCTTTTCTATAGGCGTCAGAGTCAGTTCTACCATAGAGACGAGGGGTCACCTCTCCACTAGAAAAACTATTTATAATATCATTAAACCGAGCCATTTAGTTCCTTACGTCTATCCAAGCATCTGCCTCAACTTCTTGTAATGATCCCCTCTCTTGAGAATCAAAACTTCTAGCTTGGCTTAGCTCAAACCTATACTCAGACTTTATTTCTTTTGATAATGAAATTGATTGAACTATTGAATATGCTAAGTCCTGAGCTATCAGCAATGACAAGACTTCGTCAAAGTCAGGTGTGAACACTGTAGTGTCTGTCATATCTATCAATGTAATTAGTTTTACTGTTGTCGCGTCTGCCAAGATTACTTGTTTATTTGTGACAGGGCTGTTTTCTAAAACCCATCTTGTTCCTGTGCTTAAATTAGTTTCTAGTATCCTTAGAATATTAGAAGGTATCGCAAACTCATTCGTATAGAGATCAGAAAAAACTGGAGTATTTCCCGTAGCAGCCAAGGAAATACTCCTCTTCGCAAAATTCCATGGATGGATACGAAGCAACTTTTTGCGTAATTTATTATATTGTTCATTACATATCTTCGCCGATTTTGTCGGGTCAGATAATGAATTTATGCGGGCAGCCCCCACTTTTACTAAAGCTGAATTACATATCTCTACTGGAGATGATGCCATGGGAGCCTCCCTAAAATTAATCTACTACGATGTAAGCCTCAAGTAACCAAGTGTCTCCACCACCGTCAGCAGTGATCTCAGTAACAGTCGCTGTTACTTGAACTCTAGCTGCGAAAAGTTTTCTAAATCCAGCCACAGTAGAAGCCATTGCCAAACGAGCTAATGCTCCTCCACCTGGATCAAACTGAACCGCAGTGTAGAATCCATCAGGATCAGCAGCCTCTAAAACAACGCCTGTATCGTCAGACTCTCCTGAAGCATCCCAGCCAATTGTAGCTGCACCAGTAGCGCCAGAAGCGCCAGCAGTTGCAAACATTTCAAGAACTCTTGCGCCTTCAGGCATTTCAAAAAAATTAACTACTGCACTTGTACCAAGCTCATCAGCCGAAGGTATAGTGTAGGAGTCTGAGATATATCTCATTCGACCATAGTTTAAAGATACATCCTGTTTTACTTCAGGCTCTGCGGTCAATAGGGCTGCCCCTACTGCGCTAAGTCTTCCAGAAAGTGTTGCCATTTTTTAATCCTCCAAAATATAAGTTTAGTAAAATTTAAAAAAGCTTTGGCCCCGTAGGGCCTAGACTTACGCCTCAGTGTTTAGACCGATAACAACTTTCTTCTCTTCCATTCGAGTTGCACCAATTCCCATGGATACATAAACCTGAGTGGAATATGACTTGCCAGGAAGACGGTCAATCTCTGTTTGAATGTCAGCAGCAGTGGCGAGTAAAAGGCCATCCTTTGCCCAGAAAATTGAACGACGAGCACCAACAACAGAACTTCCAGAGCCGACTACACCAGTAGTTAGACTGGCTGTAAGCGCATCTACCTGAGTGTCTAAACGCTCTGTACGAGTGAAATCGAATCCCATGTAGGTATTTACATCGCCCATAACTAGTGCTCTTACTGTGTTGAAATCAGCACTTGTAACTTCGGTTTCAGTTAGCATGTTTTCAACCTGAGAAGATGTCCATGCACCATAACGAGTAATGCTCTCATCAACATCGTTACCGTCAAAGATTTTCTTAATTCTTCGTAAAAGCTGAACGTTCATGTCAGACAATGCACCACCAGAAACAGAGGCAAGCTTTTGAGTAGAAGGAAGAACAACAGATGTTGAACCGTCTTCATCAGCGTATGCTGTGCCGTTAGCAGCCTCAATAAGAACATCGTCCTTAGCTCTACCCATGGCCCACATTGCAGCAATCGCATAGTCACCAGCAGGGTTCATGATCATTTTACGAAGATCTTCTTTGTCGATCAAATCAGCCCATTCGTAATCTGACAAAGTTACTCTTCGTCTTGAATGGGGAGTGTCGATCTGGGGGGTATCACTGTGACGAGAAACTTTCTTCTGCGCTACAACTGCACCAATTCGATCGTAGAAAGCTGATTTAGAATTCTGGGTCTCACGACGAACTTTGTCCTGAAGACGAGATCCCTTTTGTTGTGAAAGATGGAATACTTCCGAGTTATACTGCTTCACAAATGCAGTGGTAATTTGACTAGACATTACTATTCTCCTAAGAATCGTTAGAGTTAAATCATTTGTTTTATCGCGTGATCTACCCGAACGGATCTTCGGAATCTGGAGTTGGCGAACCGCCAATAGGAACACTGCGCGTGTCTACCCTTATTTCAATATTATGCGCAGTGGCGTTATTTTGTCAAATTTATTCTGGATATGCCATCTTGTAAAGATCCCTGACCTCTTTCTGAGCCGCTGCGTGGTTCATATGGGATGAATCCCTATACGGATGTCCAGGGTCAGCTTGTATGTTGGCGGCCTTCTTAAGGGCATCCTCACGGGTCATAGAGACAAATTCCCCACCACCTGCTCCAAGCATTTGATCTTCGTTCATAAGCTTTGAAGCATTGGCAAGGATCCTCAACATCATTGGATTAGATCCTAGACCTTCCTCAATAGCCGCTGTCCTGTCCGTCTCGTTTGGCAATAGCTCTCTAAAAGCAATATTAGCCTTTTTTATGTTCGTATCAAAGTCAGAGCCATACTCTTTCTTTAAAGCATTAAGACCTTCTTGTTGAGTCAGTTCGTTTTGAGTGTTCTGGGTATCAAGTAGGGTTTTAGATACGCCGTCAAATGACTGTAAGATAGCCTCCATTTGCCAAGGTAAGACTCCGTTAGCATGGGCTGTCTCTTTGATAGCCTTCATTGCCTCTTCATTAGTTCCCTCTGGATACTTGATATTATAATCTTCGAGGTTTTCCGGCTGGCCTAATTTTCCAAAGACTTTTGTCCAGTCATCCTTGGTCGCATGTTTGTCTGGTACAAAGAATTTATCCTTCCCGATCGCTTTTTGCGCATGAACAAATCCCTTCGCCAAGTTTTCAAAACTATTGATAGTTACTAACGATGGGTCGTTTTTTAACTCATCCGGTAGAGCAGCATGAAGAGAAGCCCAATCTCCAGGGATTGGTGCTGGTGGTTTATCATCTGGAGTTAATTGAGGGGTAGGTGTGGGGGTCGGTGCTGGAGGTGTGGGAGTCGGTGCTACTGGCGTAGGGGTGGGTGCTGGAGGTATGTTTCCAGGGCCTGGAGGTGCGCCTTCTGGCTTTTTTACCGCTGCTGGTCCCGATGGATCATTGGTCAAGAACATTGTACTCCTCCTCTGGATCGTAATTATCTAGCATTTTTATGTAGGTAGGTATGTCCACCTTCATCTTTTTTAGGATATTGTTAATCACATTCCGACCGCCATCGTTAAATGCCGTACTATGAGAATCACCAGCAACATGGCTGTGCTCCATAAACCCATGCATTTTCATCAGATGCCAAAGGACTCGCTTGCCGTACACAGTGCCAAACGTCCTTTGGTAATCCTCAAAAACTGCCAAGGTCTTATCTTTTGCTTTACTTACTTTCTTTGCCATACGCCTACTGCTGAAGTAATGGACCTACCTTTTGAAGCTGATCTGCCTGTGCCGCTTCCTGCTCCTGCTGGATAGCTGCTTGCTGTGCTTCCTGGCGACCTTTTCTAATAGCTTCTATTTCTTCGCCCGTTGAAAGAACCTTTGCAGGTGCGCCATAAATACGCCAATTCTCCTTAATAATACGATCTGCATTTAACACATCTCTAGATTCTGGAGAGAGTTCAAACATTGGAGCCGAAGCTTCAATTGCTCTTGAAATATTCTGACCTTGTGACACCCGCTGTGCTATTGCTATCGTACTAGTATATTGTACGTCAAGTTCTAGTTCCTGCAACTCTGGTGGAATCTGTCCAATAAGCTCGCCACTTCCAGCGTCTTTTCGGACCATGATCTCCAAGACTCTTTCTATGAGAGGACGTAAAAACTCAAATTGTTGCCTTCCAAGCATTGGACTAAGTAACCTTACCTGCTCCTCTACCCTCTGGTTTACCTCCACCGTAGTCATTCGGTCAGACTTGAGTAAACTCAATTTATCCACAAAGAAGGCTTCTTTAATCTGCTGCCGCTTATCCGCTATTAACTGAAAACCAAAATCAATACGAGCATCGTTAAAAATTGTCTCTGCCCTATCCGTACTCCCAGCCCTATAGTAATTCACAGCACCAGGGGTTGTCCTAAAGGGCATTACAAATCCCTCATCTGGGATCTGCGTCACTGGATCAACTGTCTTCTGAGCGCCTTTAATAGTCGTCTTAATGATTTGGTTTAGTGTCTTAGCCTCTGGAAGCGAGTTCATGGCTGGAGATCTGCCGTAGGTTTCACCAGAAGATTTTGTCCAGCGAGGTGTTATATAAGGGAATAAACGAAATCCGTTTTCTCGCAACTCTATTTTCTCAATCTCTAGAATATACTGAGATATAAAGGGCTTCTTGCCTTGCTTGGTATCACTTGATGGATAGACCGCATGGATTATCTTAAACTTTTCGTTCCCATCTTTCTTCCAGTTATCAAATACTTTTTTACCAACCCTCTCTATTATCTTAGATGTATCCTCTTCTGGAATGTCTGAAGCAAATTCCCTAAGTATTTTTCTAGAGGTCCAATGAAAGACTCTGTACAACTCGTC